TCAATTTGCAGAGTTAAAAGAATCAGAATTACTCAACGAAAGACTCGGCACATTAGCAACAATTGAACCTTATATTGGAAAGTATTATTCTAATCAATATGTAAGATCAAAAGTTCTTCGTCAAAGTGATACTGAAATGGAAGAAATAGATGAGCAAATTGAACAGGAAATAAAAGATGGAATTATACCTGATCCTAATGCTGTAGATCCAATTACAGGTGAACCACTTGAAGGTGAAATGGGTGATCTTGGAGATGTACCAATGGAACCCGACATAGATGGTGGTATCACAGACGCTCAAGTACAAAAAGACACTAAAAAGGCCGAGATATAAATAAAAGATATAACTATATTAAAATTTCATGGAAAAAATTGTAGACTTGATAGCCACTGATGCTTCACCTGCTGATACTACGGATCAAATCAAAGATTCGTTGTATGCAAAAGCTGCTGCGAAAATTGAAGATCTTCGTAAATCAGTTGCTGGTGGTATGTTTGATGAAACTGAAGTAGAGCAAGAAGAGGAACCAAATGGCGAATAGAACTCTAATTTTAGCATCAGAAGCTTCTGTTGCTTCTGGGGTGGGAAATAGCACAACAGTAGGTAGTGCAACTTGTGTTAGAGTTTTTAATAGCTCTGGATCAGATCTTGTTGTTACAGTAACAGATCCAACTGGAGCAAATGAATATTCTGGAACAGGATCAATTACATTACCAGATAATGGAATTGAATTTATCGAAAAGCAACCATCATTTACAATTCATGGATCAGGTGCTTTCAAAGCAACAAAAGTAGGATTTACAAATTAAGAAAATGAAACTAATCACAGAGGAAGTATCAAAAGTAAAATTTATCACTGAAGGAAAAGGTGCTAAAAAGAAAATGTATATTGAAGGTGTTTTCTTACAAGGAGATATCAAAAATCGTAATGGTAGAATGTACCCTGTTAATACTCTTTCTCGTGAAGTAAATCGTTACAACGAATCTTTCATTAAGAAAGGTCGTGCTCTTGGTGAACTTGGTCATCCTGATGGTCCTACAGTTAACCTTGATCGTGTATCTCATAAAATTACTTCACTTCGTCAAGAGGGTAGAAATTTTGTAGGAAAAGCACAACTACTTGATACACCAATGGGTAAGATTGCAAAATCTCTCATTGATGAAGGAGTAACACTTGGTGTTTCTTCTCGTGGAATTGGATCACTTAAAACTACTAACGAAGGTTATAAAGTTGTAGGTGAAGATTTCATGTTGGCAACCGCTGCAGATATCGTTGCCGATCCTTCTGCACCTGACGCATTTGTGTCTGGAATTATGGAAGGAAAAGAGTGGATTTGGGAAGGAGGAATTCTTCGTGAACAGCAAGCAGCAGAAACTCAAAAGCGTATTAATACGCTCGTAGATTCAAAAGTATTGGAAGAACATAAACTTGGTCTATTCCAAGATTTTCTTTCAAATCTATAAACTCTATAAATAAATACAGATTAATACCTAATTATCTAAAATGTCCGTTGGAACAACTTTACAAGAAATGGAAAACATCGAAGAGAACGTGGTAACTAAAGGTGCAAAACCTGCAGAACCCATGCCTAAACTAACCACAGGTGGAATACCACCTAACGTAGAGGATCTTGGTGGTCCTACTCCCGAAAACTACAAGACTGATGACGATTCAGCAAAGTTAAAAACACCTGGTACATCACTTAAGCAAGTTAAGGATATTGTAACCAAAGGTGCAAAACCTGCAGAAAAAACACCAGCTGGAATGAAGGAAGAGGAGGAAAAATCTGATGATCAAATCGTATCAGAAGAAGAGTCCACTACCGATGAAGTTGTTGCTGAAGAAGAGACATCTACAGATGAGGTAGTTTCCGAAGAGGAAACAACAGAAGAAGAGGTTGTTGAAGAACAAGAAGAAGCAATTGATGTTGAGACAGACATTCAAGCACTTCTTGAAGGTGAAGAACTATCAGAAGATTTCACTAACAAAGCAAGAACAATCTTTGAAGCTGCTATCAGATCTAAAGTTGCTGAAATGAAAGAGCAAGTTAAATCTGAATACGAAGAGAATTTAATTGAGCAAGTACAATCAATTAAAGAAGAATTAACAGATCGTGTTGATTCTTACCTAGAATATGTTGCTGACGAGTGGGTTGCTGAAAACCAACTCGCAGTTGAAAAAGGTCTTAAGACCGAAATGACTGAATCATTCTTGACAGGAATGAGAAGTCTATTTGAAGATCATTATGTAACAATCCCTGACGACAAATATGATGTACTAGAGAATATGGTAGATAAACTTGATGAAATGGAAGGTAAACTCAACGAGCAAATTGATAAAAATGTTGCTCTAAATAAGAGATTAGCCGAGTCAGTTGCTGATGTAATTTTTGCAGAAGTCGCTGAAGGTCTTGCCCTAAGTCAAAAGGACAAGTTCGCCTCTCTTGCCGAAAATGTTGAGTTTGAAAGTGAAGCATCCTATCGTGAGAAACTAGCAACGTTAAGGAAGTCATACTTCCCAGAAAACGCTGGTATTCAAAGAGACGAATCAGAGAATCTCTCTGAAGAGACTCAATCCACACAGTATCAAACTACTCCAGTTAGTAATACAATGGAGAGATACCTTCAGACTCTGAATAGAGTTTCTAACAAAAAATGATTTCTATATCATAAATTCAAACTTACTTTTTAAATAAATGCAAGCCCCAATTTCAAATGAGGCTCTGCAAGAGAAGTGGGCACCCCTTCTAGACTATGATGGTCTTGATTCAATCAAAGATCCACATCGTAGAATGGTAACAGCCGTTCTCTTGGAGAACCAAGAACAGGCAATCAGAGAGGAAAAAGAATTCCTTTATGAACAGCCAACAGTAAATACAAACACAGGTTCAAACGCTGGTTTCAGTGCTAACGCAACTGCAACAGGACCTGTAGCAGGTTTCGATCCTGTATTAATCAGTCTTATTAGACGTTCAATGCCAAACTTGGTCGCTTATGACCTTGCTGGTGTTCAACCAATGAATGGTCCTACAGGACTTATCTTTGCAATGAGATCCAGATACACTAATCAGAGTGGAACTGAAGCATTCTTCGACGAAGCAGATACTTCATTCTCTGGTCAGAACGAAGGATTAGATCTAACCAACGGAATGACAGGTCAGGCAGTTGGTTTCGGTACAACTGGTGGAGACCAACCAGCAAACCCAGGACTTCTTAACCCAGAAGGTTCACAAGGTGGTAGAACATATCCAGTTGGTCAGGGTATGAGAACTGACGATGCTGAAGATCTAGGAACAAGTGGCGACAACTTCAACGAGATGGCATTCTCCATCGAGAAGGTAACTGTTACTGCGAAGTCCAGAGCACTAAAGGCAGAGTACAGTTTAGAACTCGCTCAAGACCTCAAAGCAATCCACGGATTGAATGCTGAAGCAGAACTTGCTAACATTCTTTCAACAGAGATTCTTGCAGAGATCAACAGAGAAGTCATTAGAACAATCTATAAGGTTGCTAAATCTGGTGCACAAGCAAACGTTGCTTCTTTAGGTACATTTGACCTAGACACAGACAGCAACGGAAGATGGTCAGTTGAGAAATTCAAAGGACTGATTTTCCAAATGGAAAGAGACGCTAACGCAATCGCACAAGAAACCAGACGTGGGAAGGGTAACATGATCCTTTGCTCTGCTGACGTTGCTTCTGCATTGACAATGGCTGGTGTACTTGACTACACTCCTGCTCTTAACGCTAACCTAAACGTAGATGACACAGGTAATACATTTGCTGGTGTTCTACAAGGTAAGTACAGAGTATACATCGATCCTTTCTCTGCTAACGTTGCTGCTTCACAGTACTACGTTATGGGATACAAAGGTTCTTCACCATATGACGCAGGATTATTCTACTGCCCATACGTTCCACTACAGATGGTTCGTGCTGTGGGAGAGAACACATTCCAGCCAAAAATCGGGTTTAAGACTCGTTATGGTGTTGTTGCTAACCCATTTGCTCAAGGAACTACTCAAGGTTCTGGTGCTCTTAACGTTAATGCTAATGCATACTACAGAAGAGTTAGAGTTAACAACCTAATGTAATTCAGATATTACATATCTTTTCAAGAGACCCCAAAAGGGTCTCTTTTTTTGTCAAGATTTCATAACAATAAATATTGTTACAGGAGGTTAAGACAAATGTTACATATCAATTTCAATTGGGAAACACCAGAAGTACCAGAATTTGATCCAGAAATCCATAATCCAGAGAGGGTCTTTGCCTTTCTGTGTTATCGTGGTATTCACTATGCAAAATGGGTATATCTAGATGTTTTCAATGTCAAAAGTTGGGATCTAAATAATCCTAGACAAGAAAAAAAATAATGACTTCTATAATTAACATACTAATGGTGGCAGTAATGTGGGTACAAGTCCCACAATGGACAGATGACTGGGCAGTATGTGCAGTAGATATTCCAGATGCAGCATGCCATTGGTATGTCGCTAATGCAGATAATACTTTTGGAGAAGGATTTGACTGGGAGAATGCTCCTTGGTTCGATGCTAATGGATTACAAGATATAGCACCAATGCAAGCAAAAACGGTAGTCGAAAAATTACAAACTAAATAATATATGGAAGATTTAAAAGCAGCAAAACTACTTATCAAACGATCTAAAAAGAATCCATTTCTATACTCAAAAGCAGAAAAGACTTACGCTAAATTAATTAAGCGTCGTATTAAAAAAGAATTAGAGAGTGACAACTCATGACATCAGTATTTGCCAATCAAATTCAAAACCGAAACTTTCTCGCACCAGTAGGTTTTAAATTTACTTTGGCAAA